TGGCGCGCGGCAGTCTGTCAGCGGCAAGAGCGGCAGCCCCGGCATGTCGGCGGCCGAAGAAGAAGCGCTGGGTGATCGCAACGCCGCCGGCATGGCCGCCGCCGATGCCGCGCGCCGGCTGATTGAGGCCACCGGCGGCAGCAAATCCAGCAAAGCCAAGGCCGCCCGCGTCTTCGACCCCGATGCCGACTTCGACCAGAAGTTCGCCGACATGCAGCGCAAGTACCTGATCGCCGGGCAGGATGCCGCCGAGCGCGAAGCCGAGGCGCTGGACCGCAGGCGCCAGGCCATGGAAGACATGGCCGAACGCCGCATGGAAGAGCAGCGCCTCGCCATGGATGGCGAAGAAGCCATCCGCGAGCATCTGGAACGCACCACCCGCGCCGTCGAAAAACAGAACGATGCCGCCCGCGAGCTGGGCCTCACGTTCTCCAGCGCCTTCGAGGACGCGATCATTGGTGGCAAGGGGCTGCAGCAGGTGGTGCGAGGCCTGGCGCAGGACGTGTCGCGCATCTTCGTGCGCAAGACCATCACCGAGCCGCTGGGCAATGCCATGGCCGATATGTTCAAGGGCTTCGACCTCGGCAGATTTTTCGGGGGTGCCCGCGCTGCCGGTGGCCCGGTGGATGCCGGCCGCACCTACCTGGTCGGCGAGCAGGGCCCGGAGCTGTTCATTCCCGGCAGCAATGGCGCCATCGCCCCGAATGCCGCCCTGGGCGGCGGCGCTCCGGCTGTCACCGTGATCATCAACGAATCGCCCAATGGCGGCGGCCAGGTGCGAAGCCGCAACGAGGGCGGCCGGTCCATCGTCGAGATCGTCGTCGCCAAGGTCAAGGGCGAGCTGATGCAGGACGTTCGCGGTGGCGGTGACTTTGCGCAGACCATGCAGGGCGCCTACGGCCTCAACCGCGCGGCGGGAGCCTACTGATGGCGAGCTGGCCCGCCACCTTGCCCAGCCCGACCGCCGAAGGCTACGGCATCCGCCCGGTCGAGCGGGTCGCCCGCAGCGCCATCGGCGCCGGCAAGTCGCAGGCCCGGTCGCGCTTTGCCAGTGCCCCGGCGCGAATCCCTGTGCGCTTCGTGTTCAGCGAGGCCGAGCTGGCCGTATTCGAGGCCTGGCTGCGGCACACGGTGTATGACGGCGGCGCCTGGTTCAGTATCGGCCTGGCCAACGGGCAGGGCGTCGGCAGCGTCTCGGCCCTGTTCGCCGACGAACCGCGCACCGATGCACACCCGGCCGGCGGCTATGTCGTCACCGCCACCCTGTTTGCGCGTTCGCTGCCGCAGGCCGCCTGATGGATTTCCCCGCCGGCCTTCCCGCCCCTCTCCGTGCCGGCTACGGCTACACCCCGGTCGCGCGCATCCAGCGGCCCGAGTTCGACGCCGGCAACTTCCGCCCGCGCCGGATCTCGGCCGATGCCCCACACATCGTCGGCGTGAGCTGGCGCCTCACCCTGGCGCAGTTCGCCACCTTCGAGGACTGGTTCATCAACGACATCGCCAATGGCGCCGACGAGTTCAACATCAGCCTGGCCAACGGCCTCGGCATGAACACCGTGGCCGCCCGCTTCGAGGGCGCCTACACCGTCGATGCCCGCAGCGGCCTGCATTGGGACGTCTCGGCCAGCCTGCGCGTGTATGCCATGCCGGTGATGGCCGCCAATTACCTCGAAGCCGCCAGCAGCCACAACCCCAACGACATCGTGTATGGCGCCCCGGTGCTGCATACCCTGATCCACACGACGCTGCCCGCGTCCTATTGGTGAGCCTGCCATGAGCCTGAAAGACGACATTGACACCCTGGTGGCTGACGCCGCTATCCTGAACAGCATCGTGCATGGCAGCAGCAGCAGCACGGTCAGCACCGACGGCGGCCCCGTCAAGACCGTGGCCAAGGCCATCGCCGACGCCGAGGCGGCGATCGTTATCGGCGCCGAAAGCTATCTGGCGCAATGCCAGGCGGAAACTGCCGCCGCTGCCGCGCAGGCCGCGCTGACGGACGCCGACCGCATTGCCGCGCAGGCCGCCGCCACCGAGGCCGCCGCCGCCTGGGCTGCGGCGCTGGCCGCTAACCCAGACCTCAACCCAGCGGTGCGCATGAACCCTTCCACCATCACTGAAGACCTAACCATCCCCACCGGCTACAACGCCTACTCTGCCGGCCCACTGACGGTCGGCGATGGCGTTGAAGTCACCCTTGAAGATCACTCGAACTGGAGCGTGCTATGAGCAATTTGAATCTGCGCAGCGTCACCGGAAAAGACGGTCAGCCCGTCATGTTTCCTACTGGCATCAGCATCGGCGCCGGCGCGCCTGGCGGCGTGAATAACATTGGCACCGCTGGCGGACAAGGCTTCGGCGTCGGCGTCTGCCCCGGCCCCTTGCCCTCCGGCATGGGCGCGCTGTTCGGCTACAGCGACCCATCGTCTGACAACTACGGAAACTACCAGTACAGCGACGGCAGCATCATGTGCTGGATTCCGGCCTTTTATTACAAATGGGGCACGGGTGCGAACGGCGTCACACTCAATCAGGTGATCATCAAGGCATTCAGCGAGTATGCCAATGTCGCCGCCGCGAACGCCGCGGGCTATGCTCTGCATCGAGCTTTCTACGATGGCGGCGCCGTGCAGCCCGGCGTGTTCGTCGACAAGTACCTGGCCAGCTATAACACCGGCACGGCTAGCTCGATCAAGAATGGCATCCCGCTTTCCAGCGCCGCGCGGGGCACCTTGAGCAATGAGGTGTTCAGCGATCTGACCGGGGCGCCATCGGCCACCTACGGCGGGGCGATAGCCGCCGCCAAGACGCGGGGCGCGGATTTCTTCTGCTCGTCGCGCTTCATTTTCTCGGCGCTGGCCCTACTGTCCTACGCCCACGCGCAGGCCAGCAGCGCCGTCACCTACTGCGCCTGGTACAACGCGACCTACAACTTTCCCAAGGGCGCCAACAACAATGCCCTTGGCGACGCACAGGACGGCGACATCCTGTACGTCAATGACGGCAATGGCACCTATGCCGGAGCCGCCAAGACGGGCAGCGCCAACCTGTTCGCGCGCACTACCCACAACGGCCAGAATTCTGGCGTGTGTGACCTCAATGGAAACTTCTGGGAAATCACCCCAGGCCTGACCAGCAACGGCACCAACCTCTACATCCTCAAGACGTCGGCGGCTATGAAGGGCGTCACCGGCAGCAACACGCTTGCCACCGACTTGTGGGGCGCGACCGGCATCGCGGCACTGTATGACGATCTTGGCACCAGCTATCAAGTCTGGCGCGAGACCGGCGCTGATCGCTCCATCAGCTACGGAGCGGCAACGCAGGTATTCAGCGAGGCGACCAGCGGCAATGCCTGGAACTGGGCAGGCGTCGGCGGCATGCTGACTACGGGTGATGGCGGCACCAATGCCTTCGGCAACGACATCTTCTACGACTACAAGCCCAACGAAATGTGCCCGATCTCGGGCGGCGGCTGGAACACCTCGTCGGACGCCGGGGTTTGGGCGTTGTCTCTCATCGGTGTGCGGGCGAACTCCAACGGCAGCGTGGGGTTTCGCGCGGCCTTGTATCTCTGAGCCCTGAGCGATAGCGATGGGGCTCCATGACGAAGCCAAGCTGGACCGCAAATTCGTGGAATTCGCCAAGCTGATGAACATTCATCTGAATCACTTTCCGAAACACGAAAAGTATGGTCTCGCGCTGGAAATCCGGCGCACGGCCTATGCGGTGTATGGCTTCATCGTGGAAGCGCAGAAGCGCTATCACAAGAAGACCGCGCTTTCCAGTCTCGATGTCGAACACGAGAAGCTGCGCATGCTGGTGCGCCTGGCTTTCGAGTTGGGCTACTTCGAATTCAAGGATGGCAAGCGCGAGCAGAAGTCCCCGGCAGCGGCAGGTGAGCATCGCTACCTCGCCTTGTCGCGGCTGGTGGATGAGTTGGGCAGGATGATCGGCGGCTGGATCGTCGTCGATCGGCAGTTGGCAACACGGGAGGCGTCTTAACATGTGCCCGATCTCAGGCGGCAACTGGAACAACTCGTCGAACGCCGGGGTTTGGACGTTGAATCTCAACAATGTGCGGACGAACTCCAACAACAACGTGGGGTTTCGCGCGGACTCGATTTCACCTCACGGGCCGGATACAGGTCGCAGTGGAATCAAGGGAGACGCTTTCCGGCTCGCAGCGGTAACAGCAGGTGAGCTTGCGGCGAAATCGGTGGGCTTCCGCGATTCTGGTAGGCGCCATGTTGCGCTCGAAGGTCTCGTGACATGAAGCGAATTGGTTTCCTGTACGAAAAGGCATTCACGCCGGAGGCGCTGCTGGCGGCGTTTCATGCGGCCGCGCGCCACAAGCACGGCAAACGGTCCTGCTTCAACTTCGAGACGCGGCTGGCCAGCAACCTGGACAATTTGCACCGCGAATTGGCAGGCGGCAGTTATCAGCCGCGCCCCTACTACAGCTTCATGGTCTACGAGCCCAAGCCGCGCCGCATCTTCGCGCCGGCCTTCCGCGATTTGGTGGTGCAACACGCCATCTATGCCGTGGCCGG